TGCATATATATATAATATATATATTATTTAATATATAATATATAATATACTGCTTTGTATATATAGTCAGCACTCGCCAGTGAATGCTGCCAATCCTATATAGTCAGTTACAACAAATAACACAACATCTTTACAAAAAAACCATTTCATGATGTTTTCAGTAGTTTGTCTTAGTCAAAACAATACAGCTAACTGAAGACTCCCTCACTGAACTTCTTTTTAGAAATTATAAACTCTAAAGAAGTAACACCCACTCCGCCTTTAACTTTTTCTCTGAAGTCATAAGTGTTCTTCGGATTAAAAATTTTGTCAGGTTTTAAATAATATAGTTCACAAGCCTTAGTTAACAATTCATTTGAGACTTTATTAGTGTAAACCTGATCTGGTGGCGGAATGCTCCAATAAGACGCACTTTCGCAGTAAAGTCTGTTCAAATATGTAGAACAAAATTCAAATCCATTTAAATTCAATACTCCAGTGGTCACAATACTCATAGTTCTGTTGATTAGGTAGCCAGATGTTATTCTCCTTTTGTCCGAAATTGACAATAATTCAATAATCCTACCCATTTTCCTACCAGGCATTCCCCTATGGTTACTTATTTGTAAAAATTCCAATTTATCACTCTCTTCTTCTGAACCAGTAAAAGTTGATATTTTAAAACCTTTTAGCTTCATACCTAAAATACTTTCAGCATGTTCTACAAATTGTGGTTTACATTTAATATCAGGACTTAAACAACCAAAAGTGTCATCACCATATACTATTAATGTGTCTATTGGTGTGTTTGTCGTTAGAGAGAGTGTCGTATATTGGATCCAATTACACAATGTATTAATCCAAGAAGTAAATGGGGATCCAGTTCTTATCCCTTTAAAATACTTATAGATGAACCCATCAGGTAAGACTACATTACTAAAAATAAATCCTGACATGATAAAAAGAAAGTGATTATCTATCAGTTTAGACGCTGGAAAACAACTTCTTAACATACAAAAAGCCATAACAATTGTTTCTTCAGAAACAGTTTGGTCATGTTTAGACCAGTCTCCTTCAAAACAATTTATTTCTTTATGAAAACGTTCATAAAATTTGTCCCAACCTCCATATAATAAAGTATCACCCAAAAATATCTCACATAATTTATTTTCTTGTAGTTTTTGCATTTCAGTAGTCAACTTCTCTGAATAAATTTGTGCTAACAAGGTAGGTGCAAATTCAGGCATGTACAATACTCTAGATCTAACTAATTCATCTTCAAATATATCATTTAAACGGGGCCGTGAACCTATTTCCCATAATGACGAGTCAGGAAAAACAACGTGTTCCAACTTCTTATATAGTTCTTCAGCACACACAACTGAATCACAGAAAGCCCCTTTCTTACTCTTATTGAATATCTTACTAGTTATGTGTCCAGGAAACGCATCATGATTGATTTTGGTGAACCTTAGGTCGTTAATCACTGGGGGAGTCTCAACTTTAGGTAATTCCAGTTTTCCCAATCTTGAAAGAATAGCTTTATCTAATAGATCGTATGTTATCTTATGATTATTGTCTTTTCCCATACCAACCAAATCAGGAAATTGTGTAGCATAACTTCCACTAATTAACCTAAAACTATAAGCCTTAACGGATTCAGGATCTGTCAATTCCTTTACATAAGAACTAAATGGAACGTCTATATACTTATCAAATGAGACTCTAGTTTTGGGTTTGTGAAAGGTTCTGCCAATCCAATGACAATATTTAGTAATAGGTAATGGTAAAGAATTTAAAGTATCTTTATCTATACATCGTGTTCTATCACTAAAATTCCATCTCGTGGGAAACTTCGTTCTTACAATAGTTGTTTGGTTCTTTCCGTTGATCCACTCAGCCTTATACTTTGAAACAGTTTTGCTATATATTTTTCCATTATACAGCATTATATTCTGCCTCTTAGTCAATGATTTATTGGTCCCTAAAATCAAATCAAGTGAGGTAACTTTACCTTTAATAAAGATTCCACTTTTGTTTTTAGTGCCTACATAAGGTCTAAAATAACCACTAGATAAGAGATCCCTATAATTTAAATATTTGGCTCTAAATTCCTTCGCTCTATCAAACAAACTAAACATTTCTATTGGATTTGTGTAGTTAGAATCTAGAAAAGGTCCTTACTAATTTTGCCGGTATCAATGAACTCTTTAATTAACAGTTCCTGAAAATTTCGTACAAGTTCTTTGGCTTTCTCCGATCTAATTTTGATATCATCAATCATCACAAGAATAATGTGGTCTTCTTCAGGTAAGTGGTTAACAGAAAGACATGCGATTTTAACAGGTATAGGCATGTCTTTAAGGACCAAACTGCGAGAGTCAGCTAATTTTTTAAAATCCAAACGGAACTTTTCTGAAAGCCTAGTGCAGTCTTGTGTATATGATATGTTTGCTGAGACCAATCTATCTCTTGATAGCTTTAGGTTTTCCCACATCTCTGTAGTAAAACCTGCTTTAATGAATGACTGTGGCATAGATATCTTCACAGATTCTTGGTGACGTAACTCTCTGTACCAAGAACCAACTGCTGTGTTGTAATTTACTAGTAATAAAATTTTTTCAGAACTCTGTATCATTTTAAAATTTGGAAAAGCAATATGAAAATTTGAAACTAACTCAAAATCATTAGTTGTTGAATAAGAACGTCGAAATTGCACCATATATAATTAGAAACGGACTTTGCACTCCCTCGTGGTCTCATAACAAGAACCAGTGACATCAGCGCCCAGGACTTCTATCTCTTACCGTAAGTGCCCAACTGGAGGGGGAGTTCGTTCCTGTGTGTCCCTCCAGAGTAGTTGTTTAAGTACTTATGCAAATAAATAACAAAATTGATTTATTATTAAATATATACAATTTCCATGACTCACCACACGATAGAA